ACTAATGCTACGACTAACGTCTATGTAGTTCCTAACGGCTCATCTACATCTGCAGGGGTTTCTGTTGCTAATAACTCAAGCCTTACTAATGCTTCTAAGATTGTTATGGCTACAAACGGCTCAACAGACACACAAATTATTTCTGGTGTGAATGGGTCTGGTACTTATTTACCGATGAGCTTCTATGTAAATAACGCTCTTGCAGTTCAATATGGTACAGCAGGTGAAATAAAATTAGGTGCTGGCGCAAGTGCAGGAACATCAGGACAAGTATTAACCTCAGGTGGTTCAGGTGCTGCAGTTAGTTGGACTACAGTAGCTGGTGGTGTTACTTCTCTTAATGGTCAAACAGGTGCAATTACTAATACTGATTTTGGTGCTATTGGAAGTTATGTATTAGCTAATGGAGCAGCAACAACAAATTATGGGATGAATGATACAATTGCTGGGTCATCATTACAAAAATGTTCAACTTCATCACCAGTTTCTTTAGGTTCTCGTGATATGTCTAGTGCTGGTTTTGGTTATATCAATACAATGACTAGTGCTGGATTATCAGGAACTTGGAGGTCTGTTTCTGTGCATGGCAATAGCACAGGAGTTGGTGGATATGCTTCAACTGGTCTTTGGGTAAGAATAAGTTAATAAGGAAAATATAATGGATTATAAACAAGTAAAAAACCCTATATGGGCAAATGCAGAACATACAGTTATTAATTGTGAAGTAGACTTTGATGATTTAAAAGAAGAGTTTGTGCCTTTTAGTGCTGACCTTATCGATACTTATGCCCACACAAAACAAATATTTAATGAATGCGTAGAAGGTAAATGGGGAACTGTTGCTGAATTTAAACCTTATATACCAACAACAGAAGAGTTAGCATCACAAGCAAGAGCACAAAGAGATCAATTATTATCTGAGCTAGATAGTATTGTTGGTAATCCATTACGCTGGGCATCATTTAGTTCTGAACAACAAACAGCATGGGCTGATTATAGACAAGCATTATTAGATGTACCACAACAACCAGGCTTTCCAAATAATATTATTTGGGCTACTAAACCAGGAGCATAACCAATGTCCTCACTCATTTTAGGCGGAGATACCTCAGGAACCATAACGTTAACAGTGCCAACCGCGGCTGGAACGAATACAATTACTCTGCCCGCTCTAACCGGTACTGCGATCACAACAGCGTCTACATCAGGTATACCTAATACAATCAACTGGACAACAGTACAAACATCAAGCGTTAGCCCAGCGGTAGCAGGTACAGGCTACCCAATGAACACAACAAGCGGTGCTTTAACTGTAACACTCCCAGCTTCACCTTCTGCAGGTAACATGATTTCTATTGTGGATTATGCGGGTACTTTTGCAACAAACAATTTAACACTAAACCCTAATGGAAATAAAATACAAGGTTCAACATCTAACGCGGTATTTAATACAAACCGTGAAGCAGTAAATTTAGTTTATGTAGATAGTACTCAAGGTTGGCTTGCTTATAGTGACGTTTATTCTACAACGGCTCCTTTTGGTTTTCCATATACAGTTTCTTATTTAATAATTGCTGGAGGCGGAGGAGTTCCATATGCTGGTGGAGCAGCAAGTGGCGGTGGCGGTGCTGGTGGATATATAACAGGAACCACCTCATTAATAAGTGGAACAGTTTATACAGCGACTGTAGGCGGCGGTGGTAGTGGAGTAGTAGGGAGCGATTCTACCTTTACTGGTATTACCGCAGCTAAAGGTGGCGGAACAAGCCCAGGTAATGGCGTAGGTGGAAATGGTGGTTCTGGTGGCGGAGGTGGTGGTAATAATAACTTTGCTGGTGGTACTGCTACGTCAGGTCAAGGTAATAATGGTGGCATATCAGGAGGAGGCGGTAGTTATTCTGCTGGAGGCGGTGGCGGTGGAGCCGGAGCTGTTGGTGGGAATGGCAATGCTGGTGCTGGTGGAGCTGCTGGAAATGGAGGCAATGGACTAGCTTCTTCAATCACAGGTTCATCAGTAACACGAGGTGGTGGCGGTGGCGGAGCTAAAGACCAACAGTCTGGATCTGCAGGAAGTGGAGGCTCGGGTGGAGGCGGTACTGGTCAAAAACGTAATGGTGCAGGAAAAACTAATGGAACAGCCAACACAGGAGGTGGTTCTGGTGGAGACTCTAATGAAGGAATTGGTGTAGGTGGTTCAGGGGTTATTATATTGAGTGTTCCTACAGCCAACTACACTGGTACTACAACAGGAAGCCCAACTATAACTACTAGCGGTTCAAACACCATTATACAATTTAATAGCTCAGGAACTTACACAGCTTAAATGAAAAACTTTGTGGGGTTAAGTGGACTACCCCGAACAGGATCGACATTACTAAGTTCTATACTGTCACAGAATCCTGAAATCCACGCAGAAGGTAATAGTGCAGTATGTCAGTTAATGTGGGATATGCAATGTTCTGTATATAGGTCTTGTAACGAACAATTAACTGCGTCAAACAGAATAGATACAGGGATAGAATTAATTAAAAATATCCCAAACGTTTATTATAAAGATATAACTGCATCAACTGTGATAGACAAATGTAGATCATGGACTTTACCTGATAACGTGGCGATGCTTAATAAATACTTTGAGCATAAACCAAAAATTATAGTTTTAGAAAGACCCTTGGTTGAAATTGTTAAATCGTTTGTAGCATTAAGACAAGCTAATAATTGGCAAGGTGATTTAGAACAAGGGTTATTAGATGATTGGTCTGAACCTATTATGCGTTCGTATGAAGGTGTAAAGTGGGCTAAAGCTAATAACAACGGCGAGTTTTTATTTGTGCAGTACGATGACTTATTAAATAATACTAAGTCTACAATAGATAAACTATATGAGTTTTGTGAGTTAGAGTCTTTTGAACATGACTTTAATAATATAGTAAACAAGCATCCTGAGAATGACGAAGTTTATGGAATGCTAGGTCAACATGATGTACGACCTACTATAGCTAAAAGAGATTTAGATGTAACTTTGTCTGACGCTATCATTAAAAGATGTGAAGACTTAGAGGCATGAAAATACTTATTATGGGATTGCCTGGAGCTGGTAAAACAACTTTGGCAGAAGCATTAAGTAAAGAACTTAGTGCCATACATTTAAATGCTGATGAGATGCGAAATAAAGTTTGGATAGACCTTACTTTTACTTATGAAGACCGCATTAAACAAGCTCAGAGAATGGGCGCTTTATCAGATATTTTAAATGCAAAAGGGTATAATACGATTGCTGACTTTATATGCCCTACAGAGGAAACAAGAAAAGCATTTGGTGAAGCATTTATTATATGGGTTAACCGTATAGATAAAGGAAGATTTGAGGATACAAATAAACTATTTGAAAAACCAAGTCAAGTAAATGTTTGTATTGATGCTGGATTAACAATTGAAGAAGAAGTAAAACTAATTATGAAAGAATTAAATTAATGGCTAGTTTTGTTGTTTACGGTGACACGTCAGGTCAAGTAACGGTTGCAGCTCCTGCTGTTGCTGGCTCAAACACAATTACGTTTCCTGCGGAAACAGGAACACTGATAACATCAGCTTATACAGGCGCAGCCTTACCTGGTCAAATTAATTGGAACACTTCAGTCCAAACTTCAGGGTTTACTGCAGTCAAGTTCACAGGATATTTTTGTAATACAACAGGCGGAGCTTTTACAGTCACATTACCTGCAACACCTACACGTGGTGACTTTGTAGTCATCGTAGACTATGCAGGAACAAGTGCTACTAATAATATTACTGTGTCTGGGAATGGTGCGAATATTAATGGTGGTAGTGGTAATGTAGCAATAGGAACAAATAGACAAGGTTTAACTTTGACATACATAGACTCAACACAAGGTTGGTTGGCTACGAGCAACGTCTATAAAACTGGCTATCCTTTTATTAATTACGCTGTTTCTTATTTAGTAGTTGCTGGTGGTGGTGGAGGTGGATATGATCAAGGCGGTGGCGGTGGAGCCGGAGGTTATTTAACTGGGGCAGTTTCTTTAACAGTTGGTACTGTTTATACGGCTACTGTAGGTGGAGGTGGAACGGCTGGAACGGCAGACAGAGGGGGTAGTGGTAGCAATTCATCTCTAGCAGGCTCTGGTTTAGCAACTATTACTTCTACCGGTGGCGGTGGCGGTGGAGGAGATACAACTAGAGCAGGAATAAATGGAGGATCAGGCGGAGGAACTTGTGGAAATCCTACAACATCTACTGGTGGTACTGGTACTTCAGGTCAAGGAACTAATGGTGGTACATCTACTTCTCCTTCTCCGTCATCTGGTTCAGGTGGGGGCGGAGCTAGTGTTGCTGGATCAACAAATTCAACTATAAATGGAGGCGCTGGAGGTGCAGGGACTGCTTCATCAATTACAGGATCATCAGTAACTCGTGCTGGAGGTGGAGGTGGAGGTGCTAATAGTGGAGGCACTGCGGGTGCTGGTGGTGCTGGTGGTGGAGGTGCTGGTGGTGCTGGTTCTGGTTCCACGGCAGGTACGACAAACACTGGCGGTGGAGGTGGAGGCGGTTATGGTTTAACTACACCGAATAGAAATGGCGCTGCTGGCGGTAGTGGCGTAGTTATTATCTCAGTACCAACTGTAAATTACACAGGTACTGTAACAGGTTCACCTACGGTGACTACAAGCGGATTAAACACTATAATTACATTTACATCAACTGGAACCTACACGGCATAGTGTATAATTATGGCAAAGATGACTATAGAAGAACTTATTAAAGAATTTAGTAACGAACAAGGTTTTCAATTTGGTATTGACATCGTGATGAAGTCATTAAGACCAGGTGCACTTTACAGCTTATCAGCTTCTGGAGGTACTTTTGAAATCGTATCGTGGGATGAGTCAAACGAATTACCACCACCATCATCACAAGAAATACGAGATGAATATATTCGTCACCAAACAATTAAAGAATTTTTAGACAGCATTAAGAACTACGAAGAATTATATAGGAGATTAGCATGAGTCATTTTGCAAAGGTTTTAGACGGTAAGGTTACACAAGTAATTGTGGCTGAGCCTGAGTTTTTTCAAACATTCGTAGATTCATCACCAGGTGAATGGATTCAAACATCATATAACACTCATGGAAATCAACATCCTGAAGGTAGACCTTTACGTGGTAACTACGCTGGTATTGGTTATACCTATGACAGAACAAACGATGTATTCTATGCACCACAACCTTATGCATCATGGGTATTAGATCAAACCACATGGACATGGAAAGCACCTGTAGCTATGCCTACCGATGGTAAACCATATAAATGGGATGAAGCAACAACTAACTGGGTAGAAATACCTGTAGAAGGAGTATAACATGGCATTAACCTTAGACGGCACCAATGGTATAGTATCAAGCGGTAGTATCACTACCCAAAGTTCTAGCGGTGTTATATTTAGTGATTCATCAGCCTTAACCGCTGCGTCATCACCTTATGTGCTAAAGAACCGTATTATAAATGGTGCAATGGTGATAGATCAGAGAAATGCTGGTGCTAGTGTTACTCCTACAAGCGCACAATACGGACTCGACAGATGGAAAATGTCTGCTCCAGTAGCTTCAAAATATAGTTTTCAGCAAAACGCTGGATCTGTAACACCTCCAGTTGGGTTTGCAAATTACCTTGGAATTACATCGTTATCTGCATATTCTGTGGCTTCAACTGATGTATTTACAGCATATCAGTATATCGAAGGCTATAACATAGCAGATTTAGGTTGGGGAACTGCTAATGCTAAAACTGTTACTTTATCTTTTTGGGTGCGTAGTTCATTAACAGGAACATTTGGTGGGTGTTTAGGAAATGGAAATGCAACTAGGTCTTATCCATTTACTTATACCATATCCTCAGCAAACACATGGGAATATAAAACCATAACAATTGCAGGAGATACAACAGGGACTTGGAATACAACTAATAGTGTTGGATTAGCTTTATATCTTGGATTTGGAGTTGGTTCAACTTATAGTGGTACAGCTGGTTCTTGGAGTTCAACAGAATATTATTCAGCCACAGGTGCAACATCAGTCGTAGGCACTAACGGAGCAACCTTCTACATCACAGGTGTCCAACTAGAAATAGGCTCAACAGCAACACCGTTTGAACGAAGATTGTATGGCACTGAAATTGGATTATGTCAAAGATACTATTGGAAGTCTACACCATCAACATATAATGCAATAGGTGCTGGTCATGTATACAGCACTACAACTGCTGAAATTTATATTAAACATCCAGTTAATATGAGAGCTTCTCCTACATATTCCTATAGCGGAACATTATATATAGCACAAGGAAGCTCATCACCAGCCGCAACAGCAATAGCAGCTTCTTATGGCGGATTAGACTCTGGTAGGGCTGATATAACATCATCTGGTTTAACTATGGGTAGAGGAGTTATGGTCATTACTGAAAATGGTTCATCTAATTTCTTCCAAGCAACTGCGGAGCTATAAAATGACAATATATAAACTATTTAAAGACCCATTTGGCAACAAAGATGCTGGTGTAATTCTTAATGGAAAGGCAGCAATACCATTTGACCCAGCTAACACAGACTACCAAGCCTACCTTAAATGGTTAGACGAAGGCAACACACCGTTACCAGCGGATGAGTAATGAAAATCTTGGTTGGGGTTTTAATTGTACTTTGTTTACTTGTTTGTGTACACCAAGCTCACGCTGATACAACGACAATAAACAATAAGGGAATGCCGGTACCTAGTGCTATGGCACCTAGTATGTCTGCGTTTTCACAAGATGTTTGTGCAGTGCCAGTGAGTGCTGCAGGTAATCTAGGCTTTGTTTCTTTATCAGGTGGTACAGTATTACTTGATGAGAACTGCGTGAAGATCAAGCTTGCCAAAACATTAAACGATTTAGGACTTAAAGTGGCTGCCGTATCGGTGCTATGCCAAGATCCAAAAGTATGGGACGCGATGGAAATGAGTGGCTCACCTTGTCCAATGGGTGGGGCTGTAGGCTATGTAGCTAAAAAAGCTTGGTATGAAAAAGATCCTGAGAAGTTTAGAAAATTGTATGGTCCGAATTATACTCTTCCTATTCCTTCTGCTACTAAAGAATAACGCATATGCTTGGTACTGTTCTTTCTCAAATACTGAACAAGGTTGGTACTTGGAAGGATCTATGTATTGTGAAGGTATCGGAGTTCAAGAAGCTTTGCAACAACATTATTGTGGCTGGTATAGACCAAATGACCCTTATTGTGGAATTTATCAAGTCCCAGTTTGTAGTCCTCAAGTGGAGTATAGAACATTATCTTGCCCGGTTCATTATAGCGGCGCGATTAACGAGAGTAGAAATTATGATTGTACTACTCAATCTTGGAGCCCATGGACAACAACTAGTAACAACTGTACGCCAGATCCTCCGACGTGTGTACCAAGCACTGAAACGAGGACCTTAACATGTCAAGCTGGTTACGAGGGTTACTTACAAGAACAAAGAGCTTCACAATGCTCAGATCCATATGGTTTGCCAACTTGGACTGCTTGGTCGGAATTACTCACTACTTGCAAGATGACGGCAACAAACATAAACAATGTGGCAAGTCCTGTGAGTCCGATAAGCCCACTGAATCCAAACAGTGTGGTGAACCAAGTCACACTTGCTCCAGTCATTCAATCCGAACCTGTAATTGTACAGGACATGACTGCGTTGACAACGACGGAAACACCAGCTACTTCGGTAGCCACAGTAAGAAGCGAAACACCTGGAGTGACATCTGCACCAAACCTCGTAAGTACTACGACGACGTCGGGTACCGTGAAAGCTCCAGAAATACCCAAGAATAAAGAAATAGTACCAGGCTTTGGCATCGTATTATCGATGCAGATTTTAAACGCAGGCTACAATATGCAGCAAGCGCAGATAGAAGAGAATATAAAACTTATACAGGAACAAGACTATGAGCGACAACAAAATATATTCATTGAATTTATCAGCGCAAATGATACTGGGGATTATCTTATCCGTGCTAGTGCCAATAGGTGGCGCAGTATATTA